AAAGAGCCTTTTGCAGTAATATCAGAGGATGAACATTGTTTAATAATACAAACGTATCTGGATATAAAAGCGACCAGACCTATGCAAAGATTTGCAAATCCGAAGTTAATATAATTTGTTAAACATTCATGAAAAAGGGCGAGAGCCCTTTTTTTTATATAAAAAATAAATAAGTGAGAACGTGTATTAGTCCAATAAAAAAAGGTGAATTTCAGTTCGCATGTGGAAAATGTTATTTCTGTAGAATAAGGAAAGTAGATGAATGGGTATTAAGAATTCAAAATGAAGTGTATAGAAATACAACAACTTCAGTTTATTTTGTTACTTTAACATATAATAATGAAAATTTGCCATTATCAACAAATAAACTTCCGACGTTATCTAAAGAGCATGTAAAAAAATTTGTAGATGCGTTAAAAAAATATAACAAAAGGCATGGGTATGCACCGGTAAAATATTATTTGGTAGGTGAGTATGGAACATCAAAGATGTTAGGGAGGCCGCATTATCACGCTATAATTTTCAATGTAACATCAGCAGAAAGATTTGTAAGTACATGGAAATATGGAAATGTTGATATAGGTCATAAAGTAGACAGCGAAGCAGTCGGATATATAGCGGATTATATATACAAGGAAGTTAAAATACCTGCATTTGATAGAGATGATAGAGAAAAGGAATTCAAACTAATAAGTAATAAAATAGGCGACAATTATATGACACCAGAAATGATAAAGTACCATAGAAATCATTATTTTGAAACCAGAGCACAAAACCCAATGACACAAAAGAAAATGGCGTTACCAAGATATTTTCAAAATAAAATATTCACAGAAAAAGAAAGAATAGAAAGAGCAGCGTATATAGCAATACAGATTGAAAATCATAATATATTAGAAGAAATAGAAGTAGAATTAAGAACAGGTAAAAGTTATGACCTCTGGATTAAAGAGTATATAGAGACAAAAACAGAACTCAAAAAAAAGAAGGCAAGAGACCGTAAAGACCTATAATAAACAATAATACCCTTGATGTATTATTGTTAAAACTGTACAAGCGACATAAAATAGCGAGAGCGAAGCGAAAGCGAAATAATGACGGCTTGTACAATTTAAATAAGAAATAGGTCAAAAAATAAAGAGGTTCGTCGAAGACAACCAAAAAAAGGTCAATGCCTTCTTGATACTTATTTGATTTTGGAGCTTTAGCGGAAAAATTAAATAATATCCATGAAAAAAACTACTCGGAAACAAGGCCGCCGGAGGCATTCAATCAACTTGCCGCAGAGCGCAAGACAAAAAGAGATAAAGCGAAAAAAAAATAACTTTTTTTTTTTTCAAGATACATTCTGATTATCAATTAGTTATGCCTTGCAGCGTGCTTTGTATGGAGATATAGAAAGAGAGAATACGAAAGTAATGGAACTATTTAAATGAAATTGATGTTATGTAAGCGTTAGTTAACAAATAAATATTAAACAATGGAAGTCATTCAAGTATTTGCAAATGAAAAACAGAAAAGAATAGAAATAACGGTAAAATTTAAAAACGGTTATAGGATGCGTTTAATTACTCCGAAAATGAAAGATGAAGAATATAAAGAAGCAGAAAAGAAAACAGTAAAGGAATGGAAGACATCGATATTAGGATATGGATTTTATAAATTACAAAAATTAAATTAATATGCCATTATTAGAAACATTAGGACTTATGGCCGCTCAAGGTGCTTTAAATACGACAACTGGATTATTAACAGCTAATAGAAATCGACGTTGGGCGCTACAGGATAGAGACTATGAAAATGCATATAACCATCCAAAGCAGCAAATGCAAAGATTAAGGGAAGCAGGATTAAACCCAAATTTAGTGTATGGCTCGGGTGCTGCTCAAAATCAGAGTGCGACACCGTCGCAAACAGAAACAGAAGTCGAACCAGTGAATGTAAGCGATTCAATTCAGGCAGCTATAAACAGTAAAACGGCAAAAATAAATAATGCATTGGCATTGCAGAAGTTAAGAGAGGCAACAAGGGAAAATGATTATTGGGATGATAATCCGTATGAGTATTTAAGGAAAATGGAGAGTGAGGTAGATTTGATAGATTATAATGCTAGCGGTAAAATACCAAATGCGATGCAGGGAAAGATATTTGAACAGAATATGTATACCACAAAAGACGGTTATGAAATATTTAACGAACCATTTATACAGCAAGTAAATGAAAAAATAATGTATGATTTAAAAAATAGTAAGTCAACTTATGAAATGCAAGAAAAGCAAAGGCAGTTATATTCAGCTAATATAAAAAGCATTATAGAGGCAGTTAATCAATCGTCGGATAGGTTTAAATATGAATTAGCAGAATTAAAATATGAGGGTAAAATAAACGAGGCAAAACAAAAGTTATTTGAATATCTTCAAAACCAAGTGGAACCAATATTAAATAGTTTGCCGTCATGGTTAAAAAATAGTGTTATTGTAGGAAGTATTTCAGCATTGGCAGCTGATAGACTAAGAACTAGAATAAAGAAAGATAGATATGAGAAAGAAGACAGACAATATAATAGACTGCGTAATCAAACGCAAGAAGTTACAAGACATCCAGACGGAACGAAGACAATCAAATCTAAAACGAATTGGAAAGAGTAAGTATTTTATAACATTTTAAATTAATAAATATGAGATTTAGACAAAAAATGTACATCGATGAGCCAGAAACAGAGGTATCAGATGGAACATCAATAACAGTACCAGACCAGACGTTAACAGTACATGAAATTATGAGACGTCATACAATGCAGTTACCAGTACCACAGAGGCAAAATATAAACGATACAATATTCGAAAATTTGCCTGAAAATTTAGAGACAATGAGTAAAGTAGAATTGCAACAAGCAAGAATTAAAGCAGCGGCAAAAGTAACGGAAACGCATCGGAAGTTACAAGCTATTGCAGCGGCAAAAGAGAAGGCAGAAAGAGAATTAAATAAATCATTTAACGTTAATACAAATATAAACAATGAAACACAAGAATAGACAGAGAGGTCAACAAAGTAGCAAGACCAGAAAGACAAACAATTATAGAATAGCCAGAGGCGGCGTAAGATTGTAAAAAAATGGAATCAGTAATAAAAAAGAAGGAAAGAATTAATAAGTTACGCAAGGATTTAGAAGAAACAACTTCGTTAAGGCATGAAAATGTAAATAATTATGTTAATCATATTATCAGATATGTAAGAGAAAAGGAAATAGAACCAGAAAAAGAAATGAGATATATATTTGAAATATTTAGATATGATTATAAAAACGCTGAAAATGATAATCAAAGAGAATTTGCGTTATTATCTGCAGAACATTATAGTAAATTAATTATTAATGAAATAAAAAAATAACAAATGTCAATATTCACAGAAGTATTAACAGAAAAACCGTCAAGAAGTACATTTAATGTAAGTCATTCACATTTGACATCGGGAAATATGGGTAAATTAATACCTATATACTGCGATTTTGTAAATCCTAATGAGTACTTCGAAATTACACCATATTCATTGGTAAAGTTACAACCATTAGTATTTCCAGTTATGGGAAATATAAGAGTAGATATACATTTCTTCTATGTGCCAAAAAGGCTAGTGTGGCAAGGATGGAACGATTTTATTACAGGAAAAGCAGACTTGGAACATCCGTATTTAAATTTAACAACAAATATAGCTCATTTAAATACTCAACCTGCAAATGGTTCAGTCGCTGATTATCTAGGATTACCACAAGGAACAACGGGATTTGATACACTTACACCAATAGACCCCTCAGAATTAGCAGTATATAATTTAATCTGGAATGAGTATTATAGAGACCAGAATATAACGGATGAATTGGTTACAGAATTAGTAGAAGGAAATCAGTTTCCAAATAATCAGGCGTCGGATTCTCCAGATTTGTATGCAAATCTAAAAATATGTCGAAATAGAGCTTGGCAGCATGATTATTTTACATCGTGTTTACCATATGCGCAAAAAGGCACAGCCGTGTTAATGCCATTAACGCAAAATGAACAAATAGACGTTATTATGACGGATAAAAACGCAAGTATAGATATTTATAAGGCTAACGGAACGTTGCCAACTGGAAGTAAACCACTACAAACGGGTGGAACAGGTGTAACAATAGGTATGGTAGAACAAGGTACAACGGATAGGTTAAAATTTGACCCAGATGGCACGTTAGCAGTTGAATTAAATGAACAGGCAGTAACTATAAGTACATTCAGAACATCGTTGGCATTGCAGAGTTATCTTGAACAGTTAGCAAGAGGCGGACAGCGTATTAATGAATATATAAAGAGTATGTACGGAATACAAATATCAGATTTAAGGGCGCAAAGACCAGAATTTATAGGTTCATCATCATCATTAGTACAGGTATCAGAAATATTAAGTACAGCAGCGTCATCAGAACAGCCGTTAGCAATGTTTGCTGGAAACGCAAACGGCGCAAACAAAGGTGAGAAGTTTACATACAGAATAGAAGAGCATGGTTATATAATGGGATTATTAAGCGTATTACCAGATACTATGTATATGAACGGATTACATCGAAAGTGGGAGAGATTAGACAAGTTGGATTATTTTCTACCACAGTTTGAAAATATTGGAGAGCAGGCAGTATATAAGAAAGAAATAAATTATGCAAGTAGTCAAAAAAATGAAATTTTTGGGTATATACCAAGAAATGCAGAGTATAAATTTACGAACAACATTATAACAGGAGATATGAAACGTTCGTTAGCTCAATTTCATTTTGGAAGAAATATTCCAGATATTTTCGGTTTGAATGCATCATTTATATATGCAGAGCCAACCAAAGAGCCTTTTGCAGTAATATCAGAGGATGAACATTGTTTAATAATACAAACGTATCTGGATATAAAAGCGACCAGACCTATGCAAAGATTTGCAAATCCGAAGTTAATATAATTTGTTAAACATTCATGAAAAAGGGCGAGA